TGTTCTGTGCCACAGTCGCAAGCAAATTTAATGCGGTATGCGTATTCTTTACTGAAACTCTCAGTTAGGAAGTCTTTGAATTGCATAGTTGTATTCTCCTAAGTTACAACTATTTATCAAAGTTTTAAAATTATTCGTCGTCTTTCTTATTAAGCATAGCTAATAGATCGTTGCGATCAAACACCCTAGCCTCTATTTCTTCTTCTTCACTTGCTGGACTATCTTTTTTTGCTCTTTGATCAAGATTAGCTTTCTTTATCATTAGATCAAGTTGCTTTAATTTAGTTGTTACTTTACTATCTTTTGCTTCTAGCGCAATTTTAAGCATACCAGCAGCATTATTAAATACGCCGCCTGCAGCCATATCAGTCATGTTCATGCCTAAACTCATTAGCTGTTGATAGCTTTCCATTGCTTCTAGTGCAATTTCGTCCATTTCGTCGTCATGTACTTCCATGCCACGAATTTCTTTTAGGGCATCGTTTATTTTTTCAGAAATAGTAATTGCATTTTCTACTTCTACAACACTTACTTCTCTAGTTTCTTCAACACTGCTTTCTTTGTTAGTATCGAGCGGTGGCAAATTAAATTCATCTTCTAGTTTCTTAGTCATAATAATATTTATCCGTACTTACTATAAGATTATCAAATTACGAGCAACTACTTGCGCTTCTTAGGCTTGCGTTTTTTCTTAGTATGGAAAATTTGATGTTCATTGATAACCTTGAAACGTATGCCTCTTTGAGAACACCATGCTTGTGCTGCCTCCCACTTAGCTGCATTCAATGCAACTGACATTTTATTACCCCTACTTTTACCTGCGCCTTCCAGCGTAGTTTGAGAGCTAGGTTTTATTTCAATTAGCTCTACATGGTTGGTGCCGTCTTTGTCTACGTACTGAATCATAAAATCTGGAATATAATTAGCATATCTATTTTTTATTGGATTAAAATACGGTATCTTGATATTTTCGCTATCCCATTTTAAGATACTAGGATGGTTATCACAGAACTCGCAAAAAGCTCGTTCCCAACTACTTCTGAATATAGGTGCTTGTGCCCCGACGTACTTCTCTGGGTTCTTTACTTGATATCGGCCTTTTTGCCATTTGCTCATGGCTTAATTAAAGTGCGTTGTCTACTGCGCTTATTTTCAATAGGAGTAGTTAGTCCTATTCTATTACCTGACGGTCTTAGCGCATTAATAGTAGTGTACGTATCAATAGCTAACTTGAGACTAGCTTCGTTTAAACTAAAGTACTCCATTGGGCTAACCCCTTGAGTTTTAGCTACTTGAATTAGTACGCTAGCCATAGTGACTGCGCTGGGCTCACCGAACCCAATACTAATTAGTCTAGATTTAACTGTATCTAACTCTTGTGGGTTAATTGATGTTGTGTCTGCAAGCTCAGAAAGTAATTCACTGCTAGCTTCTGGTAAAGGAAACTTAATAGTGGCATTTTCTAAATAAGCAACTAACGTATCTTGTGTGATACGATATTTACGCTCGTTTCCAAATGTAAGGTAAAGTGATTCTGTCATAGTTAACTCTCGTCATCACCGAATATGTCTGAAACAATACCAGTTACGCCACCTATCGCAGTTCTTACGACCACGTCTTCAATGTCGCCACCATTAATGGCTGCAACTACTCCGTTGTCGATAACATCAAAAATAGCATCAACAAAAGGGTTGTCAAACTGCCTATTATCTGTTCCGTCTGCTGTAGTTACATCACCTGGTCGATATGTAGGTACTGCTGCACCTGGTGGTCCAACTATGTCAGGGGAATTGTCTTCTACACCACGTTGACCTGTTCTGTCTCGCGAAGTTTCACCAGAGGTAGTTGCTCCTAGTGTTCTAAGGTTTTGTTCTATTGCTACTGTAGGTAAGTCGGCTGGAGCAAATGCTGGGCCTACTAGTTCACTCGCATCCTCAAATCTATCAGCATCCTCTGGTGTTAGATCAAAGTTAGCAATATTATGCACAGTAAACTTCTCATAAGAAAACGCTAACTGGAAATCCATTACTCCTGTGCTTTCTGCATAATTAATACTGCCAGGCTTAAAACTAGTTAGCACTGGATTAATTAAACTGTACTGGACGCCTTTGTTCTTGTGATATAGCACATAGTCAATACGCTCAAAGAAGTGTGCTGTTTCGTTTGGATTGTAGCCAGATAAGTTGCTGTCGAAATTAGTAACATTACCAAAGTATGTATTAGCCATATCTAGTGCGGTTGATCCGCTACGCTCACCTGGATTAGTTCCCGGTGGTTGCATATCTCTATCCCCGACGCCTTGCTCGTTGCGAGGATCCATGTAATGATAAGCAAAGTATTTCATTAGCGTACTAAGCCATTCATTATTAACTGTATCATATACAGTCATGTTAACAGGCTCATAAACTACACCAGTGTTTATTATGCGCTTTTTGTTATATTCGTTTAATGTTTCTGTTTCAAATGAAACACTAGGTAGTTCAGCTGATTGTAGTAAGCTACCTATGTTCGTGCGAAACTCGTTATTGCCGGTGGGATCACCGTAAAGTCTCGTGTATAAATCTCGGTTAAAAATAAAATTAACGTAACCCTGAAAAGGTTGTCTTACAGGGTTTATGTCAGGACGGTACTTGTATGCGTTTTTAAAGTCCCGCATGTAAAAATTCTTGTTACTTCCGATACCGAAAATATCAAATAATCTAGACATGCGGTTCTCCGTTAACCTAAGCTATTAAGCCTGGTTAGTTAGTGTATTCAATAGACCAGTTGTATCTTGTGGGAACGGTTCAGGACCATCTGCGCGTCCGTTAACATCGTTATCACCTGAGTACTGAGTAGCGTTATCAAAACGTACTTGCATAGTAATCAATACAGGTTCTGCTGTTGTATAATCACCGCCATCATAATCAACGTTAGTTAGGAAACAACCCTCAAGGAACCATACTTCACTTGCTCCTGCGTTAACACCGTCCATTACTTCGATTTGCATATCGAACTTATAGTCGTTGCCAGCAGCTGGAGTAGTTTGCTGGAAGTGGTTTAGCTGACGCTGTACTTGTGCGCCAACATATCTTGTTACTGCATTCGAGATATCATCACGAACAACAAGACTAATAGTTTCCCAAGTGTGCTTGCCCTGAATATACATTCTTGAGTTGTAGCTGTCTAGCACAACTTCTTCGTATGTAAGTTTAGGTCTGTCTACTGTTGATACTTGCTGAGTTAAAACTCTTGCTTCAGGCTCGCCTGCAAAGCCGCCAAGCATAGTAACACGGAAACGATTCTTTAGCTTAGGCATTAACATGCCAGAGCCGCTAGCTCCTGTAACCGGGATACCAAACTTACTACGAGTTTCTACAGTTTGAATATTTGCCATTTTTTTCTCCTACGAACATAAGTTCTTATTATTCTATAACAATATTTATCTATAATTACTAAAAATCATTAACTGGTGTGTTAATTATATTTGTGGTTTTAAATACTGCCGTTTGCTAAGAAGTAGTCTACTGCTGCACCAAGATCGACCTGGTAATAGTCGAACTGATCGTCTGTCTTAATGAACTTAGCCCACCTAGACACAGATGATCCTTTAACTACTGTAAATTGTAATATGTTAAACCCAAGTTTGTATGCTTCTAAGCCGATAGCAATGTTTATTTCATTACTAATAGCCCCTTTAACTAACCCTACTTCGGCTACGCCGTTTCCTTTGTTTAGCAGAACAGCCATAACTTTGATATCGTCTAAGTAGTCTTCTTTCTTGTCCCAGATACGCAGGCCTTTTGACCCTTCTGGAATATCTTGCACTTCTATATACATGCCCTTATTTAACGTAATAGTGATTGCTTATAACAGATCTGTTAACCGTAAAAAAAGGAGCAATTAAGCTCCTTCCTTTATTTGTAAACAATCTCTTAGTTAGTTTGTCCAAGAGTGTTTTGTACTCTAACTGGAATGTATATGAATTCAACTGCCTTAACAGGTTGAATAGCAACATCAATCCAAAGCTCATTGCGATCAATACGCGCTGGAGTATTGTTTGACGCATCACATACTGTAACAAAGTCAAATAGTCCACGCTGTGATACTAAGTTTCCTAGGAAACGATCAACAACTACTTTAGCGTTAGCACGAGTAAGCTCGTCGTTTGGCTCAAACAAGAACGGCTTAACAATGTCGTCTAGTCTCTCACGAATGTAAACTACAAGACGCGCTACGTTAATACGATCCAGTGCGCTAGCATTAGGACTCAATGTCTTCTGACCAAATACAGCTAATCCTCTGTTAGGGAAGTTGCCAATTGGGTTAACGTTGTTAACGTATAATACATCACGTTGTCCTTCACTCAAGCTAACTGGTACATACTCTCCTGAACTAGCTTTAATGTAACCCACGCTTGTCGCATTAGTAACAACACCGCGCTGGAAGCCAGCTGGTGCAAACCATGGGAATGCCACCTGGTCGTTAAACGCTAGTGTACGTAGAGCGATGTGGCTTGATGGTACAACAATGTTAGTACCGTCTAATGAACTAGTTAAGCCATGTGGATAGTAAACACCACTATAAGCATAATTAGATATTAAGCCATCTTCACCGTTTTCTACTGCATTGTTAGCATTGGTTGCCCAAGACTGAATGCTAGTAGCATCTGATGCTAGACGTAGAGGAGTGTCACCAATAATAAACGCTGTTTCCTTACGGTCAACGTTAAGTGTGATCATCTCATCCATTAGTTCTGGATAACCAGGGCAAGCTAAAAGATTAAAGCGGTTGCCTTCGTTACGGATGTCAGTATTAGTTGAAATAGCTTCCTGTAACTGACGTACTACTGCGCGGCGCTGTGCTTTGCGTAGCATGTATGGTGAACCATCATTCTTGTTACCAGAGTAATCAACCCAACGGCTGTTAGTCTCGTCCCACTGCTTGATGTTACCACCCGAAGCTCTCTTGTTCCATACTAAGATACCGTATGGGTATAGTGCAACGTTAGGTGCATCGCTATCAAAAGAAGCTGTTGCGCTAGCTCTTACGTCAGCAAATACAATGCCGTCAGCTGAGTCGCCGTCTGCTGTATCAATCTGTACCCAAACACTTCCGCTCCACTTGTAAATAGCTGGATAGTTTTCTAAGTCTGCAGAGCTAACCCAAAGGTCGCCTGGCTCTAGTGCAGTTAGATCTGATTGTAGTGTTGGCTCACTTGCTGCAACATTAACGTCACCAGTATATGTTTCCCAGGTGCCATTGTTGTTGTATAGGATATCGATATTAGTATTAGATACTAGTGAATCGTACCAAAGTGTTCCGTCAACTAAGTCACCTGTTAGTTCAGATGCGCTTGCTGTGTAGTTTAGGTCTTCCCAGTTACTAAACGTAGCTGGGTCAGTAACTGCATCTTCAGTACCAAGGTAAATTGACCCTGGACCAAACCCTGCAACTTCAGCTGATTCAAACCGTATGTTAAGACCGTTTGCACTAGATACTGTAAACTGTCCATCTACATCACTAATTACAAGCTCAGATGCTTGTGTTAAGCTCTCGTTCGCTGCACTTAATGCATCGTTGATTG